ATTCAGTATTAAGTGTTTAACTCTGCTTTATTGTAGTGCAAACATAACATCACATTTTGGAACACGCAAGTTAATTCGAGAGAATCTGCAACACATTAAGCACTTTATTTTCAATGTGTTAGAATAGCCGCTGTATGTTGTCGTAGTCGTCCATCTTTTGCTCGATTTGTGGGAATGTACGACCATAGACAAAACCCTCGGAACTCTTGTTCTCCACCTTCGATAGTATCTGCAATTCGTGCCATAGGTGCGGGTGCTTTTTGCGTAGGTCGCAGAATACGGGAATGCGGCAGTTCGGGCAAAACCAGCACCCACCACGATGGGCGGTTTGGTATAATGGGGAGAGCAGTCCGTACTCCTCACACTTGCGCCAGGCATCGGCTTCGGTGTAACCATACTTCTCCAGCAGGCTGACCTTGCGGATATAACCTTTGTCGTGCATCCTGGCGAGACGCCTTGGCTCGTCCAGCGCGATGCCTACATACTGCACCACACCTCTGTCACGATACTGCTTATAGTAGCGGTGGATGGGTTGAAGTTTGAGGTCGCGGTTGGCGTTACACTTGCCACCCATCAGCCACCCTCGCTTCATTCCTTTGTGCGTTCCACTCTGTATTATCGTGTGAAAGAGTGTCACATAATCCTTCTCCGAGCGAACGACATCTACCTTAACGCCCAGCTCGGCAAGGCGTGGTATGGCTACCGAGTAGACCCACTCGATGTGTTCGGGTATCTCTCCGCTGATGTTACGGGAGTGGTCAAACATCACTTCGGAGAATACCGCAGCATCAAGAGGATCGTTATGTTCGAGTGCGAGGAGTATGGTGGCGATGCTATCCTTGCCAAAGGAGCACGAGGCAATATAAACGGGATCATCGTATACCTTTGCCATTTAGTAGTTCGTAACAATCCACTCCTCCTGGCGTCTGCGCGAGGTCTTGGATGCGGTGATGGTGCGCTCGATGCGGTGGATAGTCCAGCCACAACGCTCAACAAACTCCTCGATCTTCTTGTGCGGGAACATCGTCAGCATAAACTTACCCTTGACCTGCGAGAGTGTTTCGAGCAGCTTGGAGAAATCCTCCTCGTTGAATGCTCCGTTGTAGTGTCCGCAGTCCGTTCCGACATAGGGCGGATCAACGAAGTGAAATGCCTCCTCGCAGTCATAGCGTTTGATAAGGTTAGTGCCATCCTCACACTCGATGGTCACATAGTCGAGCCTGCCGCAGAGCTCCTCGGTAAAGGCATCCTTGGCGTTGCGCAGCTTCTGCGTTGTCGTTCCCGTACGGTCGTAGCCGAAAGTGCCGTCAAGCATCGATGCGAAGCCGAGCTTCGAGCATACCCACACTGCCCAGGCACGCTCTACGGGAGTGAAGAACTGCGGGTGCTGATTGATATGCTTGGCGTGGGCGTGTATCTCGCGGCTGTGGAGCGTAGCATCGATGAGCTCCTTGAGGGCGGGATACTTGCGCTGCGCCACCTGGTAGAAGTTGACAAGCTCGGTGTTGATGTCGTTGATGACCTCACACTTTGCAGGCTCCTTGGCGAACAACACTGCGCAGCCACCACAGAACGCCTCGGTGTAGAGTGCGTGTTCGGGGATCAGCGGGAGGATGTGTTTGAGGAGGGTTTGCTTACCTCCGTAGTAGGATATCGGTGTTTTCATTGGTTACTTGAATTTTAGGATTGCGATTATGAGTAGCAACAGAGCCAGGCAGCCTGCGCACCACTTGAGCCACGAAGAGCCGCTGGTGTTCGGGGACTCTTCGAGCGAGGACTGCTCATCGCACCTGGCAGCAGTGTTTATGCGGCTGTGCGAGAGTGAGTCGGTATTGGATTTACTCTCTGTCCCATTCATCACTTCGGTCTTTGTGATGCGCTTGACCGCACCACGCTGGGGCGTTGTCCTTCGGGGTGCGACCGCTTCGGGACTCTTTCCAGGCTCGGCAATCGGCTCTTCGGGTTGCGGAGGATAGAACTCCACCTCGGTCTGCGTGAGCGTTGTTATGCTGCGCTCAATTTCGGAGCGTATCAGCCTGGTAAGTGTTGAGTCCGCAATGGCGACATCGATGTGCCGCTCCGTCTGCGCATTCTTCAGTGGCGAACATCCCAGCGTGGCTGTGGCAAGTGTTAGCGTTATTACTTTTCGATACATTGCATTATTTCGTTTACGCGCTCTCTGCGCTCTTCAATAGATAGGTCTGGTGGTGTTATGTCAGCCTTATCCCAAGGCAGCGGGTACATCTCGTGCATAGGCTTGCGATCTTTCTTGTCGAGCTGAATGGATGTCAGCACCCACGCCTCCCAGCGTGTTCGCTCCCAGGCTTGCTGCTGCAGCTCCACCTGGCGGCTCGACCAGCCGACCCAGGCATAGTAGAACTCGGCAGCGGTCATCTGCTCGAACTCCTGGGGACGCATTCCCATCTGCCCAACGGCAATGGAGTACCATAACTCGTAGGTTACTTTTGTCTCCTCTTGGTCGTTGGGCGTTTCGAGTTTTTTGGGAGCTTGCCGAGCCTCTCTGCCAGCGGTGTGATGCTCTCCACGAACATCTCGCTTACGATGAGTATCAACTCTGGCTCCTCCTCGAAGATGTCCCACACATCGTTCTCGGTAAAGCGGTGGTCGCTGCCAGCACGCTCCGCGCCATCGTTAAGACCCATCACAGCCAACTCGACAATCGCATCAAACGATGCCAGAGCATTCTTGGCTGTGATGATGTCCGAGAACTCCTCGTTCCGCATTATGGCAAAGCGGTTGAGCGTGCGCAGTCCGAAGTGTATCGGGTAGGCTTTACCCTTGATAGTAATCTCTGCCATATGCGTTAGGTTGTTGCGGGCGTGAGGTCGCCACTACCCGATAGTGAGAAGTTGTAGGTCGAGTTGTCGCCCGCAGGCGTTGAGAGCGAGAACGAAGTGATGTATCCCTCGCCAGAGTAGGTCTTCTTGAGTCCCGATACGGGCGACTTCAAGACCACCTTGACGAGCTTCTTGGAAAGCACCAGTGCGAGGACATCCTCCGAGGAGTGCGAGGAGGCGATTGCGGGGTCGATGACCACCAAGCCATCGCCATCTACCGACCACGAAATATCGCCAGGGAACTTCTCCTTGCCATTGGTATCCTTGGTGCGGATATCCTTGAGTTCGAGGTCTACTTTGAGGTTGTGCGTGGTGGCGTGGAGTGTCGGCTTGTCGTCCAGGAGAATGATGATATCCTCGCCTTGCACAATTTTTCTGTTATCAGTTTCAGCCATAGGTTATATAGGGTTTTGGGTTACACAATTCTAAATGTCATCGTAGCACCATGTAGGTCGTAGTCGGGATAGTAATCCGTTGTGGAGGAGCGATAGGTGCACACCTTCTCGCCCAGCTCTTTGCGCTCCAGGGCGGCAATCACTCTATGGCGCAGCAGTTCGAGTGAAGCGATGCGCTTGTCGTAGAGCGACACCTCAAAGGTTGTCAGATAGCCAGCAATGCCACTCTTGGTGCGTATGGGAGTCTCTTCGGGCGTGGTATAAGCAGCAAAGGGCGTGGCTGTGCGTTCATCGACAGCTCCCGCCTGTATGCGGTCGCCCAACTCTGGAAGCGCAGCCTCCAAAAGGGCGAGTATCTCGACTTTGAAATCGCTCATTTCTCTACGGGTTTGAAGTTCCTACTGACAAACTTTTCGACAGCCGTTGCGAGTTCATCTCCAAAGGATGCCACCACGCGCTCCGAGTTCTCGGTGTACGCCTGCTCCAGGTAGGGCGTAGGACGAATGCCCTTGACGCTCTTAACAAAGATCTTCTCGCCAGAAGCATTCTCGAAGACGAGAGTCTTGCCCTTCTTGCGTGGCACACGCGGGTTGGCTGTTCCTTCGTGGATAAACTTGCCGTAGTATTGGTTGATCGCGCCCTTCTTCTTGGTCTTCTCGAAGACGGGTTTTACTGCTATCGACACCTCGGACTTAGGAGCACTGCGGTCGCGGAAGCGCACGATGCGCAGCTGGCGTTTTAACCTACCTGACCTTACGGGTACTTTGCTCTTTGCGCCCTGCAGCATCGGCTTTGCCGAGGAGCGCAGTGCTGCCAGGAGCATACGCTTCTGCATATTGTTGGGCAGCTGATCCAGCAGTGCCTTCGCCTCGCGGTAGCCTTTAACCTCAATCTTCAGCATCGGTTTTGGTAGTTTTAAGGTGTAGCCGCCATCTGCGTCCCTCCTCGTGTATGGAGGTTATCTTGCGGAGCGACTCCCCGTCCTTGACGACCATTCCCGCCAGCAAGCCTGCACGATAGCGTATGGTGTAGACCACCTCGTTCTCGTGGACGATGCGACCCGCATAGAGATTCTCCCTGCCGCCCGCCTCGGTGCGCTGGGCGTAGCATATAGCCACCCTCTGCAACTCCTTCGTGCGGTCGTTGTAGGCATCGCGTACCTCGCGGTACTCGTGTATCTCTATGCGGTGGTTAAACATCGTTTTCGTTACTATAAGGGTGAACACGCCAAGGTTGGAGGAGCTTCTCGGCTGTGAGTGGCAGCTGCGCCACCGAGCGACCAACAACTACATCGGCTTCGTTGTCAAAAAGAGTCCCCAGGATCAGAAGAATCGCTGCTCGAATGGACGCAGGGAGGTTTTCCTCAGAGTAACCCTCTGTGAGCTTCCGATTGGTATAATCCTCGGCAATAGCGAAAGCCATCTCCAGATACTGCTCGATAAGCGTATCGAGCGAGGTATCATCTCCAATGCGGAGGTGCGCCTTCGCGAGTTCTAATGAAATGGGGACTGACATACGGATTACGATTTAGCGTGTACGAGTTTCTTTACGGGGTTAGTACCAGCATCGAGGAGGTTACCATCGACACGCGCGAAGCCGAAGAGACCAATAGA